TTGCCGGGGGTCGCCGAAGGCTGTTGATGCTCCCTTCGCTACCTACTGTGATTCCCTAGGCGTTTTAACGCCGACGGGGTACAATATGCACGCTTCGCGTTGATCATGAATAAATTCTAGCTAACCGCTATTTTTCGTGTCAACTCCCACTTCGGTCGCAACGGCCGTTGGGCCGGCGACGCCATCGGGCTGGTCACGTATCTAACCAAGAAAAAAAAAGCACGAAAGTGAGTTGGACCGTTGAGGCAGACCCCTTGGGTACTGCCTCAAGAATTCATGCCTCAAGAATTATTGCCAGTTCGAGCCTTCCAGCTTACAGTTTCCGTGAAGGGTGATTTGAGTGTCGAGAGTCAGGACGAGCTTACGCGGTTCATTCGCAAGAATACCGTGATGAACTACATAGTTATCGAGACCGGAGAGAGTGGGCGCCGGCATTTGCATGCGCTCATGATATTTAAGGACCCCAAAGACCCCCGGAAACTGCAGGGCAATGTCTGGCGTCGTATGGTCCAGCCATGGCACGAGGATTCGATTTCCCGTATCGCGGTCAAGATCCAGGTTTGCCCGGGTAACAAGTGGTATGACGAGTACCTCCAGAAGGAGAGTACCCGTGAGCTCATATCCAACACGTGGAACAAGGATGATGCCGAGCCGTATTTCCCGAGTGAGGAGATTCAAGAGACTCTTATGGCCAAGACTAAGCTCAAGGGCGTCGCTTGCCCCTGGCTTAGCGAGGATATCGCCACGTGGACAGGAAGTACTTTCGAGAATACACCAGAGGGCGCTCTCCAGTACTTGAAGCATCGCATGTTCGTGCTCCGGAACCTCGTGCCCATCTCTGATCCTCGCAAACGTACCGAGAAGGCTCTCATGTATTGGGAGTATCGAAACGGTGTGATTTCCCCTTCTGAGCGAGAGCTCTGGCTTCTCAAGCAGCTTCAAGATGGACCTTCGTACGACGCCCCGACTATCCGGCATGGTCCGGAATCTTCTGCACCTCCGAGTATTTAAGTCTAGAACTTTCTAGATGAATGAATGCCTCCGCGTCGTGTCTCCCGCAAGCGTGCTGTCCGAACGTCCATGCGCGTTGGGAACTGGGCTTCGCTTGCACGTGCCTCGCGCGCTCGCCGCCGTCCCCGGTTGTCTCGAGCGTACATGACTCAACGCTTGTCTTCGCAAGTCAAACGCATCAGCAGCATGATCGAAACTAAATCCGGTGTCTGGAACACTGGCACTGTCATGCGTGATCTCTCGCATAATAACATCTATATCGTGCAAGCTCCTGGTAATGGCTTGACCGGAGAGCGTCTCAATATGTTTCAAGTAGATCAAGGCGTTCGAGATGGTATGGGATCTGGCCAAGTCACTAACCGTATTGGCGACAAGATTACCTGCAAAGGCGTTATGATCAAGGCTATTTTCGAGAATGCCCTTGGCCGTCCTAAGGTCTTCTATCACATGATGGTTGTCAAGTGTGCTCGTGGAGATGTCCCCACTCGAGCCACGCTGTTTCAAGGCAATTCCCCTGTCAAGATGATTGACCAAGTCAATACCGAGCGTTATACTGTTATCGCTAGCAAGAAGTGGACTATTTCCGCTAGTAACGCTACTGCCACCATCGCCAACGCCCTCGATGGCGCTCCTGAAGATCTCGAGATTGGTGGCTTGATTACCTCCGGTATGGCTACTAAGGCTATTTCCATGTGGCTCCCTGGCCGCAAGTTTGGCAAGAATGGTACCATCACGTACGAGAACCAGGGTGTCGCCCCCAAGTTCTTCGATTACTACATCATCTGCATGGCCTACGACTGGTATGGTACCCCGCAAGACGTGAACACCGTCGGGAAGATCAACACGCTCTATACCAAGATTTACTTCCAGGATGCATGAGCATTCGCAGAATATTTTTTTTCCCCCCTTGCCGGGGGTCGCCGAAGGCTGTTGATGCTCCCTTCGCTACCTACTGTGATTCCCTAGGCGTTTTAACGCCGACGGGGTACAATATGCACGCTTCGCGTTGATCATGAATAAATTCTAGC